ACCGGAAGAAGAGTGGAGCTGAGGGTGCTGCGGCGCAACGCGCCAAGCGACGTGCGATCGAGAAGAAGTTCCGACGCACCGAGCAGCACCCCGGCCTCCTGTAAGACCCGCGCTCCAGGTTCCTCCCAACCTGTAGAGCGTGTGCGCCCCCGAGCCCTCCTCTCCTCGGGTGAGGCGCCGGCCCCTGGCTCACCACCAGGGGCCCGAGACTTCTTCGGCTCGAAGGTGATGACAACGTCACGCGAACCGGAGGCCAGATGGCAGTGATGGCGGCAGCACTGACACAACCAACTCGCCCGCCCGTGCTTACCGAGCCGCACGCTACAACGCTCGGCAGTCGACGAAGGGATCACGCTCTCAGTGCCTCAGTTCAAGCATGTCAACAAGACCTCCTCTGGCGCGACCCAGTACGCGGAGGCGTTCACGAACACCGGCAAGAAGCCGGTCACGGTGACCGTCTCGGCCGATCCGGGGCCCGGTGGATACGGTCCGGTCAAGGTGGCCATCGGCCCTGGCGACAACACGCGGACCGACTTCTGGCAGCTTGTCGTGGCGAGCGGAATGCCTCAGCCGATCGAGGTCGAGCTCGGAGCTGGTGAGGGCCTGTACTACCTCGGCGACTTCTCGACGAACCTGCTCATCCAGGACTGACCAAGGAGGTGCCGGGTGACCGGGTTCGAGATCGCCTGGGCCGCATGGGCTGGCGCCTTTGTCGTAATCGAGGGCATCGCCCTGAAGCGCAAGCAGCCGGGCGACACGCTCTCCGAGCAGGTCTGGCGGATCTTCGGCACTCGACGTGACATCGAGTATCCGAAGGGCCAGCCGAACGGCCTGCTCCGACTTCGACGCTTCGCCCTCCTGGCATTCCTCGCCTGGCTCGTCGTCCACTTCATGACGGGCGGCCTGGTGTGAACGTCCTCTACTTCACCTCCCCGCACTGTCGGCCCTGTCGCTCGTTCGGCCCGCTCCTGAAGGGCGAGCTGGCTGAGCTCGGGGTCGAGGCGGAGGTGGTCGACATCAGCATCCCTGACGGCCTGGAGAAGGCCGGCTCCCACGACGTGTCGAGTACACCGACCGTCGTCATCAAACGGTACGGCGAGGAGATCAGCCGCTTCACTGGCGCACTCCTCGGAGATTCACTGAAGGACGCGCTCAGCGTCCTCCGATGAAGGGAGGTGACCGGTGGGCGCTCGCGGCCCCGTACCGAATCGTGAATCAGACCTCGCGCGCCCCCGGTCGCGAAAAGGGTCTGAGGAGCAAGAGACCAAGAAGGGCCAGATGCGGAAGGTCACGGTCCCTCGACCTGACCCCGACTGGCACCCCATCGCCACGAAGCTCTACAACTCGCTGAAGACGTCCGGCCAAGCCGACTTCTACCAGAACAGCGACTGGGCTCTGGCGTTCGCCCTGTGCGATGACCTGTCCCACTACAAGAAGTCGGGCAAGCGGTCGGCACAGATGGCACAGACCCTGTACTCCGCCTTCGGCAACCTCCTGGTGACCGAGGGCGATCGGCGCCGTGTGCGCATCGAACTGCAAGAGCCCGAGGAGGAGACCACTCCGGCCTCCGTCCTCGCCATCGCGGACTACCGACAGGAGCTCGGGCTCTCCGACTGAGGAGGTAAGCCTTGGCTCCGAAGCAGGCTGAGCTCACAGCCGAAGAGATCGAACAGCTCCCTCCTACGTTCCTCGGTCCCACCTGGCAGAAGGACAGCCTGGGCGCATGGCTTCTTCCGAAGCGCACCCTGGGTTGGCAGATCGTCGGGTGGTGTGCGGAGTACCTGCAAGCGGAGAACGGCGGCCCATGGAAATTCACCATGGAGCAGCTTCGCTTCGTTCTGCACTGGTACGCCGTTGACGAGCACGGGCGGTTCATCAACCGCAAGGGTGTCCTTCAGCGCATGAAGGGCTGGGGCAAGGACCCGCTCCTCGCGGTGCTCTGCATGGTCGAGCTGGTTGGGCCGTCGCGCTTCTCCCATTGGGAGGCCGGCGAGCCGGTAGGCATTCCTCACCCGCGTGCGTGGGTGCAGGTAACCGCGGTGAACCAGTCGCAGACGACGAACACGATGGCCCTGATCCCGTCGCTCATGACGGATCACTTCAAGGCGAAGTACAACGTCAAGGACGGCGCGGTGCTCATCCGCGCCAACGGCGGCAAGGCTCGCCTTGAAGCAGTGACTTCCTCGTACCGTGCGCTCGAAGGTAAGCGAACGACCTTCACCCTGCTCAACGAGACCCATCACTGGGTGAGCGGGAACAACGGCCACAAGATGTACGAGACGATCGACGGTAACGCGACCAAGCAGGACAGCCGTTACCTGGCGATCACCAACGCTTACCTCCCCGGCGAAGACTCTGTCGCCGAGCGGATGCGCGAGTCGTTCAACAAGATCCTCGAAGGCCGCATGGCGGACATCGGGTTCATGTACGACTCGATCGAGGCTCACGCCAAGACCCCGCTGACGGCGCTTGCGCTGCGCATCGTCATCCCGAAAATTCGGGGCGACGCGGTCTGGCTGAACGTCGACTCGATCATCCAGTCCGTGATGGACGCGACGATCGCGCCTTCGCGCTCGCGTCGCATGTGGCTCAACCAGATCGTCGCCGAAGAGGACGCGATCTACGGGCCGGCCGAGTGGGACACGCTGCTCGACGAGAACAAGACGCTGAAGCCGAACGACGAGATCGTCCTGGGCTTCGATGGCGGCAAGAGCTCGGATGCAACTGCGCTGATCGCGCTGCGCGTTCGGGACATGTGCGCCTTCGTGCTCGGCGTCTGGGAGAAGCCGGACGGCCCGCAGGGCGAGGACTGGACAGTGCCTCGCTCGGAGGTCGACTCCGAGGTGCATGAGGCGTTCCGCCTCTTCGACGTGAAGGCGTTCTTCGCCGACGTCGCCCTGTGGGAGTCGTACATCGCCGACTGGTCGGAGACCTACGGTGAGCGCCTGAGCGTGGCCTCGCCTACGGGTAAGGACGCGATCGGGTGGGACATGCGTGGTTCGCAGAAGACGGTGACGCTGGCGCATGAGCGCCTGATGCGTTCCATCTTCGACGCCAAGCTGGCCCACGATGGCGACCTCACTCTCCGCCGCCACGTCATGAACGCTCGGCGCCGGACGAACAACTACGGCATCTCCTTCGGCAAGGAGAGCAAGGACAGCCCCCGCAAGATCGACGCCTACGCCGCTCTGATGCTGGCGCATGAGGCGCTGTACGAGCTCCGTGCTCGCGGCAAGAAGGTCCGCAAGCGCACGGGCCGCGGCTACTTCATCTGACCCTGTGTAAGTGTGACCGAAAGGTGGTGAGGCATGGCCGACACCAGCCCAGCATCCCTGGCGAAGGAACTCCTCGCCATCCTCGATCGTGACGAGGCCCGCATTCAGCGGATCGACAACTACATCCACGGCAAGCACGACGACCCGTACATGCCGCCCCAGGCGGACGACGAGTACAAGCTGCTGGCCAAGCGGGCGATCTCCAACTGGACTCCGCTCCTGATCGGGACGCCGGCCCAGGCGCTCTACGTGGACGGCTACCGGCCGAGCACGTCGACCTCGGGCCTTCCGACCGCCTCATCCTCCTCGTCCACGCAGTGGACCCACTGGCAGCGTTCTCGCATGGACGCCCGCCAGGCCGCGGTCTACCGGGGCGCGCTCGGCTACGGTCACTCCTTCGTCCTGACGGAGAAGACCAAGAAGGGCGTCATCTCCAAGGGCCTGTCGGCCAAGCGGACGGCCGCCCTGTTCGAGGACCCCGCGAACGACGAGACTCCGTACGCCGCGCTCACCGTCGTCTCCAAGCCGCGAGGCGAGACGCTGGGCAAGGCCCGGCTCTTCGACGGCAAGAGCGAGTACGCGGTCCAGTTCAAGTCGTACACCGACGCTGACTCCATCAGGGTTGGTGCCGGTAAGCGCCACGGCGCGAACGAATGCCCGGTCACCCGCTTCGCTGCTTCGGTCGACCTCGAAGGTCGCACGATCGGCGTCGTCGAGCCGATGATCCCGCTCCAGAACCGCATCAACCAGACCATCTTCGACCTGCTCGTCGCGCAGACCTACACCTCGCATGAGGTGCGGTACGTGACCGGCATGGCGCCGCCTCTCCAGATGGAGATGGTGGACGAGAACGGTCAGGTCACCACCGATCCGGCGCTGGCCGTAGACAGCCGGCCCCGACTCGACGCGGCTGGCAACCCGATCCCGGCGAACATCAACCACAACGCCCGGCGCTTCCTCTTCGCCGAGGACCCCGACGTCAAATTCGGTTCGCTGCCTGCCGGTCCGATCGGTTCGCTGATCGACTCGGTGGACATGAGCATCCGGCACCTGGCCGCGATCTCGCAGACCCCGCCGCATCACCTGCTCGGGCAGATCGCCAACCTGTCTGCCGAAGCCCTACTCGCCGCGGAGACTGCGCTGAGCCGGAAGATCACGGAGTTCCAGTCCATCTTCGGAGAAGCCTGGGAGCGCGTCTTCCGCCTGGCCGCCGAGATGGAAGGCGACACCGCTGCGCAGGACGACTTCGCTGGCGAGGTTCAGTGGCGCGACATGGAGTCCCGCTCGCTCGCTCAGGCTGCCGACGCTCTCGGCAAGCTGGCCGACCAGCTCGGTATCCCGAAGCGTGGCCTGTGGAAGCGAGTGCCCGGCGTAACCCAGACCGAGTACGAGGACTGGGAGCAGATGGCCGAGGAGGACGACTCCGTTGGCCAGCTCGCTTCCGCCCTCACCCGAGCGACGCCCGACACGGGCATCACCGCCTCGCCTGACAGTGAGGTGGTGGCCGCGTGACCAGTCCAGCCCGACAGGCTGAGGCTGATCGCGCTGCGATCGCGTTCCAGACGGCACTGACCCAGATCGGGGCAGGCACCGTCCAGGAGGCGCTTACGTTGTGGGAGGACGTCCCGGCTACAGCCAGGGCGTCCACCGCCTCCTCTTGGCTGAGGAGAGCCATCACGCTGGTGATGGGACGCAGGCGCCAGTCGCGGGACCTTGCCCGCGCTTACTACCGCCTCATCCGCGCACTGCGGACGGGGAGCACGGTGGCTGATCCTTACCACCCCGAGCCCAGGTACGTGACTGTCACGACCCTGCGCGAGGAGTTCAACGCCTTGGTGGGAGGCGCTGAGCGCCCCCAGGAGGGGCGTGCAAGTGACTCCCCCACCGAGACCTCGGACTCCGCCTCGTCGGCCGCGACCAGCCAGGCTGGGGAAGCTGACGGGGCGGCCCTCACTGATCCCGACGCCGAGCACGAGGCGGAACTCGACCGCATCCTGGTCGAGGAGATCGAGGGCCTTCGCGATGCGGAGGAGAGGATCGAGCGCGAGGCGGAGCAGGAGCTCCGCACTGTGCTGGAAGCCCTCGGGCCCAACAACCTCCAGAAGAAGGTCGACAAGATCGACGGCGCCAGGAGCGCTGACGAGGTCGACGGCCTTCGCGAGGAAGCCCGCAGGCAGGCCGGCGCACAGCAGGCCGCAGCCGCAGAGCGCGTCGCCATGAACGGCGGACGTTCGACGGTCTGGAACCACATGCAGCGCGACAAGCGAGCCATCGGCTACATCAGACTCTCGCGTACCGGAACCCCTTGTGGGTGGTGCGCGATGCTCATCTCTCGTGGTCCTGTCTACCGCTCGCAGAGCTCGGCTGAGTTCGCGGACGGCGACAAGTACCACGACAACTGCCACTGCTACGCGGAGCCTGTGTTCACGCGTGAGCAGTACAGCAGCTCGGCTACGTACGAGCTGAATCGCCGGTACGAGGAGCTGTGGCCCAAGGTCACGCGCGGCCTCTCCGGTAAGGCGGCTGTGTCCGCCTGGCGCCGGTTCATCCGGCAAGAACAGGCCGCAGCCCAGGAGGCTCGGCGATCATCCACGAACGTCCAGGAGGCGTGACAGTGCCCGAGCAGGAAACCACCGAGACCAGCACCGAGACCATTGAGTCCACCACGGAAGAGACCGTCGAGACGCCCCCGGAGGGCGACAAGCCTGAAGGCGACGAGACGGAGTCGACCGAGGAGAAGCCCACCGAGGAGAGCGTTCCGGCTGACGTGCTTCGCAAGAAGCTGACCGACGCCAACGCCGAGGCGGCCAACTACCGCACGAAGCTCCGTGAGACGGAGGCCAAGCTCAGCTCGGCCAAGACCGTCGAGGAGTTCGAGGCGGCGACCGCCGAACTGAAGGGGCAGATCGAGGCGCTGGAGCGGACGATCCTGCTCAACAACGTGGCCGCGAAGTACGAGCTTCCCGAAGCCCTCGCCAAGCGCCTGAACGGCGCCACGCCCGAGGAGCTGGAAGCCGACGCGAAGGAGCTCCAGAAGCTCATCGCTCCGGCCGCACCTGAGTCGCTTGGCGGTGGCCTCAACCCCGAGGACGACACCGACGACTTCGACCCGGTCAAGGCGGCACAGGCTGCTCGCCGTAGCCGTCGCTACTGACCAACCCTTCTGGCCGCGTGTGCAAGTGTCGCACGCCCAGCCTCATCTCCCCTACCGACAGGAGTAATCACCCGTGGCACACAGCGTTGTCAAGCCCGAGAAGATCGCCGCGACCGCGGCCGTCGCTCTGGAGCAGGCCCTCGTCGTCCCCGCGCTTTTCCAGCGCGAGGGCATCGACCAGTACAAGGGCGCCGAGAACGACACCATCAACGTCAAGGTTGAGGGCGTCCTCCCCTTCCGCACGTACGACTGGCGCTCCGGCGAGGCCGGCTCGCCCACTCCCGGCACTCGTCAGCAGATCCAGTTCGACGAGTACACCGAGAAGACGGTCGCCGTCTCCTTCGGTGGCAACATCTACTCGGCCGTCAAGCTGACCGACGAGCAGCGCGAGTTCGACCTCGACGGCTGGGCGAAGCTCATGACCAAGCAGACCGAGGCCATCGGCCGCGGCCTGGAGCGCGAGGCTGTCTCCACGCTGCTCGGCGAGAGCTACTCCGTCACCCTCGGCGGTAACGTCTCCGCGCGTGGCGGGTCGAGCGACCTGCGCCGGACCCTGATCAAGGCCCGTGACGTCCTCAACAAGTTCCGTGTCCCGACCGATGGTCGTGTCCTTCTGGTCGGTTCCGACTGGGAGTCCGCGCTTCTGTCGGACGAGAAGCTGAACCTGGCCGGCAACGTCGGCGAGGCCGAGGCTGTCTCCGCCCTGCGCGAGGCCAACATCGGCCGGCGCTACGGCTTCGACATCGTGGTCTCGCAGGAGGTTCCGGGCGACGCCGCGTTCGCGCTGCACCGCTCCGCGTTCATCTTCGCGACCGGCGCCCCGACCGTCCCGCAGTCCGTGTACGGCGGCACCGCCGCTCACAACGGTGTGGCGATCCGCTACATCCAGGACTACGACGCGAACTACCTGACCGACCGCAACGTGGTCAACACGTACAAGGGCTTCCGGTCCATCAAGGACCAGCTCATCGGCATCAACGCCGGTACCGACCAGGCGTACGTCTCGCAGTTCGAGCACTTCGTTCGCGCGATCAAGCTCGACCTCGACGCGACCGCTGACGTGCTGCCCGACCCGGACGGCCCGGACGCTGCCCAGCAGGAGCTGGCCGCGATCACCGGTGTCTCGGGTGCGGCTGACGGCGCTGGCGTCTGATCAACCGGCTGAGTGGGGCGGGGCCTTCGGGCTCCGCCCCTCCCCGTGAGTGAAGGAGAACCATCATGGCGAACTTCGCCACACTCGATGAGCTGAAGGCTCGCCTCGACTGGACGCTCGACGCTGACGAGGAGCGCATCGCGACCTCAGCCCTGGAGGACGCCTCCGACCTCGCGAGCTACCACACAGGTCGCGACTGGCCGGACGCAGCCTCCGCCCCCCGCCTCGTACGGACCTTGGTTCTGAAGGCGTGCAAGCGGTTCATGGACAACCCCCAGGGCTACACCCAGTCCCGCGCGGGAGACGAGACCCTGGGCTGGAACGACAGCCAGGGCGAGAACGCTGGCACGGTCTACTTCACCGCTGACGAGCAGAAGCTCCTCGCGGAGATCGGTGGCCGCAAGCCCGGCCTGGTCTCCGTTCAGGTCTCGGCCTGGAACTCGACGTACCGGCCCGTAAGTGCCGGCCTCGTCCCGGTCGACATCGACGGGCACAAGCCGTTCCCGATGTTCCGTCCGGACGGTGAGCCCTGGTGAGCTCGATGCAGCGTAGGCGGGGAGTTTCGGCGACCGTCTGGAAGAGCCGCTACCACACCGACAACCGCGGCAACGAGATCCTTGTCGCCGACGCGAGCGGACCACACCATGTTCGGTGCGCGCTGATCCCGCAGCGTTCGGCCCGAGCCGAGGTTCCCGGCCAGCAGCAGATCAACATCACCCGCATGATCGTGGACGCCAACCTCGAAGGGGTTGAGCTCTGGTCGCGGGTCGAGATGC